TCCCAGACCCATCATATAAGTATTTATTGCAGCATCAGCATTTAAATATGCACCAGCCCCTGACCAATTTGTAGCAGTGGTAGCTGTAGCAGCATTACCTACTAAATTTCCAGTTATTGGAGAGGTAAATGTTTTCTGTCCGGGTATAGTTTCAGTACCTGTTTTTGATACATAACCATTTAAAGAGCTGCCCAAATTGACATCATTTATTAACGTGCCTGAAGTTTGAGGCAGCCTATTAAGGCTGTTAAACAATCCATCTGCTGGCTGTAAAGAAGATATGTATTCAGGGTTTGTTCCGTCTAATCTTTTTTTACTGAAAGATAGAGAACCGATGGTGTAATCAAATCCTCCTGAATTAAGTGTATTCGTAGGAAATGAAATAACATTGGTATTAGAAGCGTTTGCAACAGAAAGTAAACCAGTGAATGTTTTTGCCCCAGCTACTATTTGGGCGGTTGTTCTATCAACGTAGTCGGCAGATGTAGGTAGTTGAGAAAACACCACCAAATCACCCGGAATAGATGGAGCGAATAGATTTACATCAGCTGTATTATTACCGCTTGCAAATATATTGGTTTTATACGCTATAGTAGGATCTGAATTAGGTCTACCTATAAGAGTTAAAGCCCCGCTACTTTGAACGGCTCCACCGCCGCCTCTTCCTCCTATACTATTAAGGGAAGCCCAATCCCTTCCACTATTAAACACAAGCCCTTGTGCAGTTACACTTCCTGTAGTCCACACTTGATTTCCTGAACCAGTATTCCCGCCCGTTAAATTTAATTTACTATTTAGTGCTGTTTGCGTGGCTGTAGAAATAGGTTTGGTCAAATCTGATGTATTATCAGTTGCACCTAAACCTACATCTCCTTTACTTAAAACAACTGCACCAGTTTTTCCAGCTACAGAGGTTATACTATTGTTATTATCTACTTTACCCCATGTTATACCGTTGCTAATTATCCAGTCATTTACTGAAAGAGATAAACCGGCTTGGTTCCCAGGGGACGAAACAATATAGTACCATCCTTTATTTGCAGATGAAGCGGCGGCCAATACGGGCGAATTTGAACCAGCGTTGTACGTACCCTGATAATTAACAGCTCCAAGCAAAGAAGCATTAATTTGGGATAATGGAACATTACCATTAATATCTAAACTTGCGTAACCATTAGATTGTCCTTTTTCTGATTTCAACTGATAAGGTGCAAGGTTCTGATCACCGGTGTTTGTTCCTGAGAGATTTGGAGCTGAGATATTTCCGGTAAAAGCCTGACCTGAAGTATTTGCTTTAGTCGCTATCAAATCATTTAAATTTTTCACATCCTTATAGCGTGCAATTTTAGCCCATCCATAGGCAACCCCTTTGTACTGCCATAAGACGGAGTCTGGTAAGTGTAAATAAAACTGACTTGTATTTAATTGCTTAAAATTGGTGTCGAAAGCTGGTGGCGTTTCTTGTGCGAATGATTGCAGGCAAAAGAAGCCTAATAGTAAAGTAAAAATGTATCTTTTCATCGTTTGTAAATTATAATGTATCCTGTACCAAAAACTCCTTCAAGGGTTATATTTAATATTTTTCCGGCAGCCATAGTCTTGACTTTACCGACACCGTTAACAATTTCAGCGTTATTCCCATCAACACGCCAGACCTCTATAAATGGATATAATAAGGACTGTCTATTTTCTGTAGTGAAATCAATCACCACAGATCCGGTGGCATCTGCAAAAAAAACGGGCTCCGGATCTGTCCTGGCTAATGCTTCCGATAATCCAACGACATCGCCAATTTGATGACTATGTACTTTATCTGCTTTTTTAGAAAATAATGCTGAGTGTGCCGATTCGTTGTTTAGGTGATTTGTTAAGGCTTCAGCATCTGCCTTTTCATCAAACCTGTCATTTAGGTCTTCAATATTAGCAATAGGTATTTTTTCATCTTTATGCCAAAAGCTATCCCATGTATCCCAAAATTGTTGTTGAGTGGGTTTATAACCTGTCCTAAACCAGTTTTTTATGATGTTTAAACTTTGCTTTGCCATTATAATTTTATTATATAAGCCAATGAATAATAAGGAGGCATATTGTTGTGCGGCTGATCACCACCTTGATAATCAGTAAACTCATTTTTGTAGTCCCCAAATTTATCACCCCAAATTCTTGATACTGATAATCCGCCACTACCTGCAAGTCCATCACCCTTACCCATTGGTGAAGCGGGATTATGTTTGTGACGGGGCATTTGCTCAATGGTCAATTTCTCTTCTTTGGTACCGCCATTATCACCAACAGCATAAGACAGACCGGCCCCTAAAACAAACTTATCTCTCAGGGCTTCATACAGCGCCCATCCCTGTGGAATGTCTGAAATTGAACCTGACCAGATCATAATCATACCAGGCTTTATCAAAGCATCAACCTTATCATTGAGTATCTTTACTGCTTTTGAAGTAGCAAGCGTATTTTCAGACGCACTGTCAATGGCGCTACTGGCCTCACTTGGAAGATTGCGAAAAGTCTTTAAATCTTTGATACGAGGCAGATCAGCAAACAGAGTAGTGTTTTCTCCGGTGCCAAATCTTACATAACGAGTCCTGAAAACTGGTTTTTCTGTACCATTTTCAAAAGGCCTTTTTGCGACCTCTTCAGCAATGACCACTTTTGTTTGCAATGCACCGCCTCTGAAGGGAAGCACCTCACCATTGATGACCACATATCCATCAGATACATTACCACCAGTAACTACAGCTCCTGAAAGAATGAAGTTATCTCCTGCAATTGCAGCTAAAGACTGCAAAGAAAATATGCTATCCTGCAAGTAGCTTAAGGTGTCGGTCTCAATTGGGAATCCGCCAGTTTGTTGAAATTCTACTTTATTCATCTGTTTCTATTTTATACCTTTTACTGGCTAGTTTATAAAAATCAATCATCGCACTGAGCTGATAAATGTTATTTGTTAAATCGAAATCTTTCGGCACTACAACACGAAAATCAACACCAGTATCACCATAATCTAATGATGTTCTCAGGTACATTTTTCCTAAATATCTGGGTTGATTTTCAGCATTTGTATAGATATAAACCCGGTTAAATTTGTTTCCTTCTGTTATATAAATCCTCCTTAAACTAGGATCGAAACTATCATTAAGTGCAGCTCGTAAATAACAAACCTGTCCATTATGTGCTAATTTGTAAATGTTACTATTCTGGTTATCTGTGAAATTTGCATATACAGATTTGATTGCAGTATTCAGAGAGCTAAGAAAAGATACAACCCCAATTTTCCGCAAGAATGTTGGTAGTGACAGGATAATTAACCTGTCATAATCAATTTTAAAAATCGGCTTAGACATTCGGTTTGTAGGTTATATTATTGTAATTGACTATTTCAAAATATCCAGATTCAGGTATTTTTTTTACGTTGATCGTCTGTATCGCTCCATAGTTGTTAGTTGAGCCATCAATCCAGCTGGTCTGTGCATTCACTAAATCAGGAATTGAAACACCGTGAACTGTTTGAAGTTTATCAACCAGGTGAGCAAGCACCATTTCACCGTTAAATGGCAAATCTTTCATAAAGCCCTCTAAAGCTTCTTCTACAGGCCGGCCACCTTCGACAATACTATTACCCCTTTCATCAAGTACAAGAGGATCAAAATATATAACCAGAAAAAGGTAAAGCCTGTCAGGAAGATAATTTATGATAGAAAGCCTTACACCAGCATCCTTTATCTCTTGCATGTACGCAGAAAATGAATTGCGTTGAGACAATGTAATGGGCTGCAATTTATTTCCTATCTCAGTGGCTACTTTCAAAATCAAACGGCTTTCTGTCACAGATTCCGTCACAGCTGCATATTTTATGATTTTGCTTACCGCTATCGCTTCATCAGTTAAACCCGTATTGTCGTATTTATCGGAATCCGTAATCAAAGAGTAACCATACTGAAAATTTTTAGCAGCATTTCTGTACCATGTACTGCTATGGGGTTTAAGCTCTGCAATTAGTGAATTGGTTTCGTTTTTATGTAAATCGAAAAGCGTTTCTAAAGTCCATACAGCAAAGGAAAACACATCAAATAAAATGCTTTCTAAAGAAACAGCGCTGAATTGTTGTTCAAATGTTTTTCCCAGTTCTAAGCCGTAATAGTTAGAAATAAAAACATTACCTATAAAGGCCGTTGTAATTTGGTTTTTAATATCAATTAGTTTTCTTGCCATCTTAATTTTTGCTTACTATAAAATCTATTCCAACAGCCCAGTAATCTATGCCTTGTAAAGCCATTACAGGGGAATCCGTAAAGTCACTTGCTGGTTTGATCTGGTTAACCTTGTAATAATCGAGAACCTCTAATGAAAAGGCTTTAACTGTATTCAATTCAGTATTGACAGTCAAAATATCAGTAATTGACAATCCACTTTCCAAGGCCAAATCAAACACTGCTTCCACAGATCCGCTGGTTTGAATCGCCAGATCCAGCAGTGATTGCATACTGTTAACCGTTACCGTATTTTGCATCTATTTCCAAGTTTTGATTTTTACCGAATACTACTTTTTTAACACTTTGTCCGTCAAGCTCCATTTGAAGCTGTATCGTTCTTCGCCAGCCTAAAAAGTCCTGGTCATTTATCATATTTTCCGCACCAACGCCAACAATAGGGCTACTCTTTATTTCTCCGGGCTGTGCAATAAGGATTAGCGCCTGATTCTGATATAGCGTATTCCCGATGACTAAGCCACTGATAATTTTTCCTGTAGCATCCCTTTGAACTGAAATTTGCAAATCGTAATCGTCCGTTATCACTATACCTTTTCCTTTCATAGCTATACAATTGATCCTTGTGTGGTAGTTTTTCCCGTTTGCGCAGTTGCGGTTCCGGTTGTATTCACAGTAATGCCTATTTCAACATTACCAGTTTTAACAAATGCCTCAATCGCATCTGCAAGACGGCCAGCATATTCATCAATTGAATTTTCTTCCCTTGTTAGCATATCAGTCAAAAGATTAATTATTGCTGTTTTTAGCGCTGGTTTGTCTAGTGCCATGGTTATTTAAATAGTTGTTGCAGGTGACCTTCAAATTCATTTATTTTTAAAACCGTTGCCGGTAATGGCGTGCCGCTTGCTCCTGACGGAGTGTAAACCCTGAAGTCTTTCAATAGCCCCGTCAGCTCTTGCATTAAGCCTAAAAAGCTAACTTCTTCATTTTCTATCGACACCTTTTTATCAGTGGTATCAATTACTATTTTTAATCCGTCCTGAACATATTCTACTTTCTCAACCTCGTCTATTTTCAATACTGCCAAATCTTTCAAATCACCGGTTAATGATCCAACGAGCACAATACTGCCCACTTTTGGAGAAAGGATGATTTTATTAGCGCTCCCGTTAATAGTTGACTTTAAACGTACCTCTGTTAATTCCAATCCATCAAGGATAATGGTGCAGCTTTCCCCGGTAATTTCTTTTACTTCTGCTGAAAAAATCGGCAACATTTTGGGTGGCGCTACAGCCTGCTTTAACGAAACAAGTAATTTTGCGTATTTATCCATTTGCACCTAGTCTTTTTCCCAGTTGGGGTTTTCTTGCAGCTCCGTTGGCATCGAAGGTGGTTGTTACAGCAGTCACATAATACCAGCCGTCTTTAAATTCATAATCTTCATCCTTGATTTCTGCGGAGTAGCCAGGCTCAACATATGGGATTAACCAAGTGGTGATACTGCCCTCATAACCATCAAACCATCTTAAATTATATTCAGTCTCCGCACGTTGTTTCATTGACGCTTCACTAAGACCGTAGCCATCGAGCGTAATTTGATCACCACCGGTAGATCCAAATCTTTTTTCTTTCTTTTTGCCATCCTTTCCTGTACTGGTAATAACTACCTCTATCTGCTTATCCTCTTTACGGATATACTTTAAGTCGCTGGATTCAATATTCTGCTGGAAGGAATACCGGACAGATCCAAATTTTTCTATATATGGGGGATGAATATGCAGCTCACCATTTTTCAGGTATATATTTGCTTTTGTTTCTTCCTGTATTTTTTTTAACACATCGTAAGCCGTTGCCTTACTAATTACAAATTTGTCATAGTCGATAGTGAGTGTACAAAAAACCTTAATTTTAGCACCCGTAGCCTCTACGATATATTGAGCGATCTGTTTTACGTGTTGATTTGTAAATTGTTTATCCGGCACCGCTTTACGCATTAAAAACAGATCATCTTCACAGTTCAGCGTTAAGCTGCCATCATCAGTATTAATATTCAACAGGTAACCTTCAAATTCTTTAATCAGATTGCCATCGTACCCAAGCCACACAGTAACCTGGTCACCCCGCCTGATCTGCTGTTCTACCCTTAAAGATTTGTTATAGGCAGAGCCAGGTAAAATAATGGTGCAGGTGTCCGCAAGCAAATCAACCGACTTATGAATTTCAACGCTATCAAGCAAAGCAAGTTTATAGCCGCCTATGGTTATTTCCCAATCCATGTTATAGTACATTACAATGCTTTTAATTTTATTAATAAATCCCAATCATCATCACTGTAAGCGGTTAAGCGGTATGCCTGATTTTCTTCACCCTTGGTAAAGGGGAAATCGTACTTTTCAACTACAATCCTTGTTATACCGTATAGATGGAGTAATTGGCATTTGACGTCAATCGGCTCCCTTGCTTCTACAATTCTTCTAAGCTTTTGCACATCTTCCTGCGGATATTCCCATCGGTCAAACGTTGTTAAAAGACCGTCAATGCTTATCGTGTAATCATCCTGTGACCACCGTTCCTTCATCGTTCCACGGCGAGAATTTAAACTCGAACTTCCTTTCGCAACTTTACGCCTGATCAATTCGTTGCTACCTGCAAGGGTGATAATAGGTTCAGTCGGCAACAACCACCAGTCACTCTCACTTTTAAGTTTTATCTCCAGCGGGAAACACATCGGGGTACCAAAAATTGAAAACCTAACAGTGTCCTGATTTTCGTAATCAGTTGTATCAAGATCTTTATAGCTATCCGTAACCCTTGTAATCTTTGGATCAACTCCTTTTGGAAAAGGTGGCAACGCTGGTAAAACATGGCCATTGAGGGAATCATTAAAATCATAATGTCCAGCATAAGCGGCCTGAGCTTTGTCCCTTCCGGTTGCTAAGGAATTTCTTAAATCTTCTATGTTGAATAAATTGCTCATGATTAACTACCTCCTAAAGCTCCACCCATTGCTACAGCTCTGGTTAATTCATCCACAATGATGTCCCTGATATTTGTTGCACTTTCCTGAATTGTTGCAGCCGTAATTTTCATATCCTGTACAAGATTTCCTATTTGTATGTTAACAGTTGTATTTTTCGTTCCCCCGGTGGCTACAGCCTCAGTAGTTTTTTTTCCTGCATCATTCAAATTCTTATTAGTTGAATTATTCGTGACAGCTCCGGGGATACCAGGTATTCCTTTAGATTCCTCAATACCTTTTGTTTCTTTCTTCCACTTAATAGATAGTCCGGCAGCTTTAAACTTTTCAGCAGCAGCTGTAGACAATTTGACCACATCTTTAGCACCATTTACTATAGCCTTTTTACGATCATCAATGTCTTTATTGATTTTAGAAAGTATTGACTTGTTTTCGTCCGGGTTACCGATGCCTACAGCTTTTTTGAACTCATACCATCCTTTTTTAATAAGGAGCAGTCCAATTACAATTGAATTGACCGAAGCTGTGAAGTATAGTTTTATCCCGGCTGAAAATGCCTGCCATAATAATTTAGCCCCTTCAATAGTCAATTTCCAAGCTTTACCCCATCCATCAGTTTTGTTTACAACATAAGCTATCACGGCAATCAGCGCAATAATACCGGCAATAACCCAGGTGATTGGATTCGCCCAAAAAGCGGAATTTAAAACCCATTGTACACCTGCCCAGACAGCTGTCTTAACCGCTACAACGGTATTCCAGAACGCCATTAATTTTGTTTTACTCGTTAAAAAACTGATTGCAGATCCGGCACCGGAAAATAAAGGCACAAGACCGGCTAAATCATTCATTGTAGATCCAATGGTCCCAGCATAAGCAAGCATACCCTCAGTACTATTAAAAAGGCTGATTTTAAAATCATCAATTCCAGCAGCTAACCTTTTTTGCTTTTCAGCAGGACTTTCCATAACTATAGCCGCCTGTTCATATGCTGTATTTGTCCCGGCAATGACACCGGTAAGGCGTTCCATTTCTGGAATACCTGAAATGATAGCTAAGGCCGCATTACTATTTTCCTTACCAAAAAGCTTAGTGACCAGTGCGCTGTCACCCATTATTTTCTTTAAAGGCTTAATCCGGTCTGCAAGTGAAATGCTTTTGTTACCAAGTGTATTAATATCTACGCCAGCGGAAGCAAGTTCTTTTTTCACATCCTTTGGCAGAAATCTGCCTTCGGATAGAGTTGCCATAACGTTTCTTAAGGCCACACCACCTTCAGCGCCTTTCTTACCAGCTTTATCCAATACCTGTATAGCTGAGTTAGTTTCAGCAAAAGAAACGTTGGCACCTTTAGCAGCCATACCACTCTGTTCAAGCGCGCTTTTGATCTGCGGCAATTCCGCAGATCCCTCTTTCGCAGCAGCAGCCATAACGTTCATCATTTCGGCCATGGTCTTACTGGCGGCAATAGGATCATCCGTTGATACTTGAAACTGGTTCATTGCCGTTGTTAAAACTTCAGTCGCAGCAAGCGCATCACCATTCATGGTTTTACTCAGCGTACCAATACTATTACCCATTTCTTTTAATGCAACGGGAGATTTTCCAATCTCCGGGTTTAGCTGCGATAATACCAACTTAAAACTTTCAACACTATCAGCGGCAGAACCACCAAAGGTTTTCGCACCTGCCCGTGCATAACCTTCAACCTCCTGAAGTTTTTTCCCTGTAAGCCCAGTAATAGCCTGCAAATCTGCCATTGAAGTACTCAGTTTCAAGCCTGGTTCATTGACATTATTAATACCGTCAGCCATCCGGCTAACATTATTTAAAAACGAGTCCAATTTTATAGTTTTCAGACTATTATTGATATGTTTTATCGCTTTTTCAAAATCATAATCTACCTTCTTTACACCTTTAGAAATCTTTTCCAGCCCGGCAGGTATCTTATTGATTGTCGCGAACAACTTACCGTCCTGAACATCAAATAAGATCTTGTATTTTAAATTATTATCCATGGTCGTTTAAGTGTTTTTCGCTTCCTGTTCTCTAAGCCATTGTAATTCTTTAAGGAGCGAAGCCCACTCAAAATCGCTGAGACTGTCGGGGTCTTGTACCCCCATATAGTATCGCAGTTGTGCATTGCTTATTCGCAACCACTGATCCTTTTGTACCTCCGCAGTCTCTAAAGCTTTAGCATTTCTGCCTCCTTGACCTCAATTAATTCAGAGAGGTGTGCAGATACAGAAAGGAATAAACCATCATCGGTTTTAATCTCTTCATCGCCAGCAATCCAGCAGCCCGCCAGCATAATTTCATTAAACTTTATCGGATCTTTAGAAGCGATACTGGTCGCATAGGACAAAGTTTTTCTATCAGGTTTTTTCAGATAGACACGTTTATCTTCTACCGTGATGCTATAAACATCACCGTACTTTACTTTCCAAGCATCAATCTGCTCCTGAGTTGCTTTTTCCATCTTATCTTATATTTGGTCTTATGTTAACACATATGAAGGGTAACTTAACCTCCATGAACTTATCACCTTGTTTTAATTCCTTAGTGTTGTCGGTGAAATAAATACTTTCTAAAGAATCTGTAACTACAGCATCCATCTTGGACAGATCACCATAACTTACATTAGCGCGCAGACCTTTTAATCTCAGGATACTGCCACCAGCTGCGACAATTAAAGCTTCCAGCTCACTTTGCAATACGGTGATTTCCCCTTCATAGGAAACATTACCGCTTTGTATCCCGTGGGGATAACGGCCTTTCGCGTAGTAAGCCTCCCGTTCAATCTTTTCGCTATATTTAATAGCGCGAATGCCCGTTACATCACGGCTACCAAGAACCAGTGTCATGTCTGCCCATTCATATTCTCTGCTGTCAAAAGCCATAATATTTTTATTTAATAGTTGTTAATTACTGATTATCTGAAAACCTAAATACACGTCGAAGTATCTTGTATATCCGAAAGGACGCACGCGGAGGCTAACATTAATAAGGGAGCTGGAAACTATATTCTGATTGCTGTTAATAAAGCAGATCACCCCTTTATCATCATTGTTGGTGACATCGGCACTAAGTTCACCACGGGCTGTCATTGCACTTGCAATTGCACTTTCTACCTTCACCTGCCAGCTCTTAACAATTGCATCCTGAAGAGTTCCATCAGCATTGACCGGCACCTCTGCCATTAATTCTTCTAATAATTCATCATAGGCAATTCGGTAAGCCTTGTCAATGGTTCTGCGAGCTGTCAAATGGGAATAGTCATCATCTGGTAGGGTAGCGGTAAAATCATCATTGAAGAAATAGCCACTACGACCAACATAAGTACGCATAGTAATATATCCCTTATCATGGATACTGGCCACATCTGCAACCTCAATCTTGTCACCTTTAATAAATGCTGTAGCTGTACTTAAGGCGCCATCTTTTACCTTTGCAATATTGACCTGAACGGCGTTTTTTGATAAACGCCCAGCCAACATACCCACTGCCGCGAATTTTGAATCCTTCACCACATCCCCGATCATTACACTCACCCTGTTATAGTTCAGGTCTGTCAGATCCGCCAGATCTACGGCATTGCCACTATAGGCGTAACCTTCTAAAATCAAAAATATTGGAGCAAACTTTTGATCAGTTGACCATTCGCAAAGTGCCTGGCCTTTTAACATGGCAGGGATAAGATCCGCGTCTAATCCATTAGTGATCACCGGTGCATAAGCAACATCCGGAGATCTTGAAACGATCAGCGCGCGCAGACGTCCATTAGCCGCATTGATCAGTAGCTTACCATAAGGCGAGTCCACATCAACCATCTGAGATACTTTAACAGTATCAGGGAAAGCCATCAGCCATACTTCTGCACCTTCACCAGCTTCAGCATAATATTGCGTCACTACTTTGATGATATGCGGGTTATTCTCTACCGTGATACCCAGAGCCGTTAAAGAGGCTAAAGATCTTAAGGTATAAGGCGTTGCAAGCACAAACTTACCTGCAACAGCAACACCGGTTAAGAGCAGGCCAAATACACCATCAGGAGATGATACCGTTTGTGCCAGCGCCCCGTTTTCAAATATTATTTTTACGCGTGGTAACATAATTAGTTTTCTTTTTGGGTGTTATCAACCTCAGAACCAGGATCTTTTTTACCCTCCTGATCAGTTGATGATTCTTTTGAGTTTTCAGTAACCGCAGGCTTTTCAGTAGGTTTAGTTTCATCAGCTGCGCCTTTTACTGCCTTTACCTCTTTTGCAGGCTTTGCAGCTTTAGTAGTAGTTGCCTTTGTTTTCTGTGCTGCTGGTGCCTTAACTACCGGTTCTTTTGGAGCTACCGGAGTAACCGGCACGAGCGGTACAATTGGAGCCTGATCATCCTCTTTTACAACCGTTCTTTTTGAGGGGCGTAAATGGCTAATGACTTCCTTGTCTTTTAAAGTAGCGGCATGATTCTTTGCATCACCCTCGTTTTTCTTATGAAACAAAAAGCCGTCAGCAGTTTCCAGCACTTCTGTAGAGCTCGGATATTCAGCGAAATAATTTTTTACGTTTTCCATTTTTTAGATGCTTTTATCTTTTAAGGATTGGATAATTTTAACTGCATCAGCCCAGTCCAGCTTACCATCTGCGGTAATATCCATTGCTAAGGCAACAGCCATTTTTAACCGTTCTCCGTTCTTGTCATCCTGATCCATACCTTGCAGGATCTCTGAAATTTTTAATATAATTTCCTGTGGATCTGTTAGCCCTCGAAGTGAAGCGAACACTTTAAACTTTTTAGCAAATTCAGGGATATAAGCGCGTAGCCAGGCTAGAGCTTTATCGTCCAAAGTTGTTTTAGTGAGGCCAGTAAGCACATCAGCTAAAGGATTGTCTATTGCTGCGTAGATCGCATCAATAACGTCTACAGCCAGCTTCAATGCAAGTCTGTATTTAGGGTTAAGACCTGAAAACAGGGTTTTGATCTTTTCAATGAGTTTTTTTATAAAGTTTTTCATACTAATTTTTAGTTATTGGAATTATAAGTTGTGATCGCTTTTTTTAGATCAGCTTTAAGTGTCCTGTTTTCTCTGCGGAGATCTACTATTTCCTGTGAAATAGTGTCATAACGCGCAGAGAGTTCTTCTACCTTTTTACCCAGATCCAATGCAAGTTCCCTCCAGATTGAAATTGCCTTTTCTACGTTATCCAGTTCCGAAGCTTTGATCTCTGCATGTTGTTTTTTTCTGGTAAAGAACCAGGTGATACCTCCGGTGGATGCGGCGATCAGGGCATTTTCTATAATGGAGTTTAATTGCATTTTAAATGATGTTTAAACCAAGTATATAAATCCGATCAGGTTTAAACCTTTGTCTGTTCGTGGCCTGTTAATTGTCCTTAGCTTAATGGCAACCTGATCACCTTCACGCGATCCGTTACCATTCGTATTTCCTTCCACAGTTTGCATGGTATTAAAAGAATGATCTCCTTTAACCACTAATCCGATATGTCCGGCGGTGCTATTTCCAAACTGCCAGACAGCAAGGGCTCCATCTTTTGGAATCATCCCAGTTTTGAAAGTACCTTCCGCTTTAAAGTTTTTGAAGGTCTGTTGTGCGTTACCTGAGCAGCATCTTTTGATCACTGCCAAACGATGATCCAAGGCAAATACAATCACCAGTATTACCCTTGTAAAGAATGCACACCATGGAGCTTTCATGTACCAGCCAGCTGCATTCATCAGCTTCTGAAAATCAGGATTTACAAAACCGGTGTTACCAGGCTTTTCACGGTTACCGACAAAACTTAATGCGACCGTTGTAATTGTTTCTGCTGTCATAATGATTTGGATTAAGCGGGTACGGCATTGCAGTACCCGCCGATTAATGATTTATCTCAGTTTATGATAGAGGCTTAGGCTACGCCTGACACGATTACACCGATGTATTTGTTACGCTTAGGCGTAACGATGAAATAGTGACGGTAGGAAACCCTGTTCGTCTGGTTTTCAGGATCAATTTTCGAGTCTGCATAATATTGCTTAGTCAGACCTGTCTTTTTAGCAATGTTTGGCAGGTAGTAAAATACTGAACCTTGTACACTACCATTTGCAGGTGCTGATCCGTAAGGCTGTTTAACCTTAGCCAGGTAAAACGGGTTATTGATGTACTGATAGATCTGGAATCCAGCAATAACAGGGGCTACCTCACCGGTTTTGTAATTGACCAAAAGATCACCGAAGTTTTTACGATCTAAAAGCAAATCATTGTAATGGTCAGTGCAAAGCACCAGACGTCTACTGTCAGCAGGGATTTGCAGTTTATCTGCTTTGTCTTTTAAAGCAACCAGATCATCATAGAGCAAGCGCCTACGACCACCAACAAGTTCACCAGTTGTGGCGATAATAGGCGTATTAGCTGTATCAGTAGCTGCACCCAGCGAGTGAATGGCCTTTCCGTATTTCTTTACAAGAATACCAGTAGTCATACCGCTGGTTACGCTATCAATACGCGGGTAAGAAGCGCCCATAACCTGATCGTCAGATAAGGTTACTACTTTAGTTTGATACTTGTCAAGCTTGATTACAACCTCATCATCGTCATACGCTTGTACAGCGATAGGATAAGCAGTATTGTTGACCAAAACATCAACCTCAAAGTCAGAAACCGGAATGTGGATCTGGTTACTTTCTGATGCAGATCCTGAACCTACCTCGATTACCGGCGCGTCCAATTCTGCAATACCGTCTAACCACGGTGCGTTGGTTGCAGTTGTCAGGTTTTTTTCGACGCGGTTCACCCATGCGTCAGGAAAATTTTTAGGCATAATATTGTGTGTTATTGTT